GCTTGCACCCCACGCGCTGAACGTGGATCGGTATTGAACTGATGTTTTTGTCAGAATCTTTGGCGCAGGACCAACGAGCATCGCCAGTGCGCTCGGGCGTGGCGTGAACGCAGGTGCGGCACGACATGGCTGGAACCTTGTGGTTATGGCACACGTCTTTGTGGTCGCACATGTTGCACACAAAGAACTTCGGATCTTCACTGATCTTGGCCGGTGGGTTGTCCGAAAAAATGATCTCCTCGGCCTTGGCGATCAATTGATGAAAGACTACGGGATCAAATTCCAAGCGCTCCGCGTACAACTCGTCGGTGTCTTTGTTGACGGCCATGTATAGGGCGCGGGTGAGGTTTGCCCACCCGCAGTACACAATCATTTGCGCGTAGTGCTGGGGCTTTGAGAGCTTGACGCCCTTATCCTTGAGTTCTTTGAACGACTTAGCAGAGTGCGTCTTAAACTCAAGCAGGTGAGGGGTCTTGCCCCCGGTTGGGACGTACTTTGCCACCCCGTCCAAATGCCCGGACATATGCCCAAACACGTCCTTGTAAGAGAATTGCTTGCCGGTTGCCGGGTCGCAATCCCAAACCATGCACCCGATATCACGCAAGTTTTTTACAAATCGTGGCTCGGCAAGATGCCCGGTTTCAAACAAGCGCATCATTCGCCCGGGGAACCGCTTGCGCGTGGCCATCCTAAAGTCGTACCAGATTGCCCGCTTGCACTCTTTGCCAATGATCGAGCCGCCCAGGTAGCCGCGGGGTTCCTCGGAATCGTTGCGCTTTTCGTAGTGCTCGTAAATTGCCGAAACTATCGGGTCGGAGAAGGCTGAAATATCAACCATTGAACTTCTCCGGCTTAAAGCAATGCTCAAGATACTGCGCGCCGTCCATGCCGTGCCTTTCGCAGAAAGCGGCCTTCGCTTCCGACCGGCACGCCTCAAACACATGGCCAAGAAGCTTGTCCTGCATATCCATGGTGTTCACATAGACGCTGGCCTGGGCAATAGCGAAAGACATGCAGCGCATGAAATACGTCAATTCGTCAGGCGTCCTGTTGCCGTCCAGGTGTTCCAGCATTCGCGCTATTTCCTTACCGTAGTCCATTGCTCGCTCCGTGTTTACGCTTTGATTAGCGCATTAACCAACACGACTGACAGCTCGGTTGCGGTTGCGACCCGCGCAGCGCACCGGGGTGAATCGCCGTACACGTTGGGTGGCCACCCAGAGCGCGACTTCATTCGACGTGACCGGCCTCAGACCTGCCCAAACTGTCATGCGTGTTAGTGCCGTCTTTCCGGCTGTCACCCATTCGGCACACGTCAGGGTTTAACGCGATCACACGGGTGGGGTGCCCGCGTTTGCCAGCTTCCGTTACTCGGCCTCAGCAACCTCAACGGCTGCGCTCTTGGCCGCTTCCTCGGCCTCTTGCAAAGCCTTGAGGGCCACACCGCGCAGAGCATTGACGAACTCCGCCACTTGCTCGTAAGGCATCCTGCCCAGGGCTGACAAGATCAGATTCACTTGGTCAATGTTGAGGGTGTACTGAATGGGTACTTGGTTCGGGTTCATTTCTGGTTCCTTCTTGGGGGCTGTCAATCTATTAATTGCCAATCTTCGGCAAGCATGTCGGTCTGGGATGCCAGCCAAGGCACGAACTTGTCGTCGGCCGTGCGCATGCCAATCCACGGGAGGCAGGGGCCAACCTTGCCGGCGAGCCCAAACAAAGCGAACTCAATTGGCCCTCCGGTAACGATGTCGTCTTTCGGCGTCACCAGCCCCAACCACATGCCCTTGCCGTTCCAGCCGGTGCGAGCGACCTTGCGACCCTTCTTAAGCGCCTCGATAGCTTGACCAAACGTCATGCCGTCAACTGGTCGATATGCTTGCTCGAATACGCTTAGCGGAGACCATGAGATGTATCCGATATGGCGCGGGTCGTTGCCGGGTTGGCTTTCGGTGTACTCGACAAACATCCCATCGTCAGCCCCGTTTTCGTTATCCGGCATAGGCCAACCACGGTACGCGTTGTATTCATATCGCTTCATTGGCGTCGCATACACCTTCTTCACGCCTATGTACGCCTGCATTTTTGCCGTATTCATTTCTGGTTCCTAATCGTTTTCACTGCATACCCTTCGAGCGCCCACAATTTCTCGCGGGCGTTCTCTCGGGCAATCTTCTGGCCAATTTCTCGGTCGAAGTTGTTAAGGCTCAAGCACGCGCTTTCACCGACCACGCTAAATCCGTTCTTGGTCGTAATGCAGCACACGGTAACAGTCGTGCCAGGAAACACGTAATACGCCTCATCATGGATAAGGGCATCAATGTCCCTATCGGTGAGCCTGAAGGTTAAATCGGTCATGCTTGTGCCCTTTTATCGCTGCCAAGGTGGCGTAACAGCGGCGGCCGCTGCGGCTGGGGCGGGCTGGGCGAACGCGGGCGCACCGCCGCCGTTCTGAGTCCCGACGCTGGCCTCCTCATACTTCTTAATCACGTTGCTCTCGCGGTTGCGGTCGTCGATTTCAACGCCCACCGTGATGAGCATCGGCTTGTTGTGCATTGCCAATGAGTTTCCAGGCTTGTTTATCCCGATGGCGCGGCACATGGCGCCTAGTTCGCGCTGTGCGATGTCAACCGTGGTTTTGTTTGGGTGCCACAGATTCAAGCGCGCCCACACCTTGCGATTCTTCTGGGGGCCGTCAATGACCTCGAGAGTAAATTGCAGGTACTTCGCGTCGCCGCGCTTAGTGGCCTTTTCCTCAGAGGCGGTAATGATGGCGAGGTACCTGCCTTCGGGCAGAGGGCTGAAATCTTGTTGCTCGGGGACTTGCGAGGCGTCGAAGCCAGATAGATCAACCATTTTTTATGTCCTTTCGTCGTTAGTGTGAGAAAAACTTTACTTCGTGGGCGCAGACATGGCCGCGGTCAGTCCCGCCTGAAACGCGGGCCAGTTCAGGGCGGTATCAGCCATGCCGTACCGGTTGCCGGCAACGTAAGCCGGGTGCGGGTTGACGTGTAACTTGCGCTGGCCGGTGGTGATTGCCTTGGTTTCCTTGTTGTTGAAACCGGAGTCAACCTGCCGGGTCATCACTTCGTGAGCACAGAACCCGATAACGTCCGCCCACTCGCTGATGATTGCCACGGCGCGCTTATTTAATTTCAAACTGTATGCGTCGTAGTCCTCGGACAGCGTCGGGTTGCGCACCTTGTTAATTTGCTCGTGCGCAATACAAACCACCGACATACCCCGGTGGTCGCGCAAACCGTCGAGCGCCTCAAACGTCTTTCGCCACAGGTCATCGGCCATGATGTAGCCTTTCCCGTAGCCGATGCGTTCAACGTTATCCACGTTGTTATCGCGGCACACCTTGGCCAGAATCAGCGGCTCCAGCCAGTCCAGCGAATCAACAAACACGGTTTGGAACTCGTGCTGATCGTTTCTCAGGGTCGCAATAGCCGCATGAATGTCCTCGTAGGTTTTGGCCACGGGGAAGGCGGCAACGTCGATGTTGTCCAAGCCTTCCTCGGTCAAGATGCCAACTGCGTTTGGCGCAGCAGCAGCAAAGGTTGACTTGCCAATCTTGGGCGGACCATAAATTACGATTTTGGGTGCCCGCAAACGCTTGCCGCGGGTGATGCTTGATAGATCAAATGCCATTCGTTCGCTCCTTCGTTCACACAATCAAGATTTTGGATGGCTCCGCCGGCTTGCCATCAAGGTCGCCCGCTGTGTCCTCTACCGTTTGGTAGGTTTTAGCCGCTCCCAATACACCGGACAACAACTGGTAAATCATGGCGTGCGCTTGGCTTGTCTCGTCAAGCTTGTCGCCAAAGTCTGCGGATACCGTGACCTGTCCGGTAGACCCGTCGTCGGTGATAGTGATTGATGCCGATGCCATTACTTTTTCTCCCTTTCCGCCAGCATGGCGTCGGCCATTGCGTAGGCAATCATTGCGGCGTGGTTCATTTGTTTGCCGATGGGGTAGTACCCAACGCGAGACACATCCCCCTGCATAGCTTTCGCCGCGAAATAATCGCGCAGGGACATGCCTGCCACATCGTTTGGGTGTCCGGGAAACGCCGGCCCACCTGTTTTTTCAAAACTCATCATTCCCCCTTAATTTCAACATCCACCGCCGTCTTGGCCGGGGACACCGACAGGGGCAGCAGCTTGTATATCTCGGGCTCGTTGGCCTGAAGGTACTTAACGCCCTTCTCGTCCAACTCCGGTTTCATCTTGACCGGGCGCAGGTGCACCGGGATTGATTGCTCAATCTCGGCCCATGCCTTCCAGTCCATCTTGCGCGACACCTTGCCGGTGATCGTGATCTTATAGCCGTCAATGGTGTGGGTCTTGGAACCCTCATCGCGCTTGCCCAAGGACGCAATTAGCGCATCCTCGGCCGCAATGCGCTCGGCGTTTGCCTTGCGCTCAACAGCCTTGGCGCGCAACAGCGCCTCGGCCAACTCTTTAACTTCCATCGCTCAGTCCTTTCGTGTGCTCCATCAGGAGGGTTGCATCGTAATCGACAAGTGAGGAAAACTCAACCTTTTGTGAACGACAAAAGCAACAACACCAATCAAAGTTTTTTGCGGACCGTGGTTTCGGTCACTCGCCCGATGATCTTGATACCATCGCGCAAGCGATACGACGGGTATCGCGTGTCGTCGGCAACAAGCAATTCATCGGGACCTTCGCGGACGTACTTGCGCAGCACCGGCTCGCCGGCCCGCGACACTGAGGCCAACACAATCTGGCCTGGGCGTGCGCTCTCTGCCTTGGATATGACCGCGTAGCACCCGGTCGGGCAGGTCGAGGTGAGGGCGTCGCTTGATACCAGCAGGCCAGCGGCCGTGTTGCGGGGGTACGCAACAGAGGTTTGCAGCAGTTCCATCACGGAATCCCAGCGCCAGCGCAGCAGAGCGGACGCCTCAACAACAGGAACCGTGAAAATGGGCGGCCCGATTGTGCCCTTGCGGATGGCCACATGGGCAGTGTCCACGCCCAGTAACCAATCTGCACTCACCTCGAACCATCGGGACAGCTCCGCTAAATCCTCGGCGCTCGGCTGAGTTTTGCCGGCCTCCCAAAGATTGATCGCGCTCGGGCTACGGTGTAGTTTTTTTGCAACATCACGCTGTGTGATGGCGGGGAAAATTGCCTGACGTGCTGCCCGCAGGCGTTGTGCCAGGATGCTTTTCATTGTGCGCTCGGTCGGTCGGTTGGTCGATCAACTCGGCCATGCTACATGAGAAAAAGCTAACAGGGTGAAGTTTTTGGTCGTAGAATAGGTTGAGTTTTTCTCACCTATGACGGCATCATGAGAGACAAGCAGAGCCCGGTGGGGTTCACGGTAGAAGGAATTATTGGCGTGGCCGGCGGTAAGGCGGTCGTGGCCAGGGCTTGCGGCGTAACGATTCAGGCCGTTGCAAAGTGGGGGCGGCGCGTCCCGGCGAAGCATGCCAGGACTGTGGCCGTTATGGCTGGGCTGCCGTTGGAAATAGTGCGGCCCGATATGGTGTGTCCTAACGCAGAAAGCATCCAATGATCGCGATCTTGGTGGCGTTTTTTGTCGGTGGATTTCTTGGCATGTTTTGCATGGCGCTGATGGCAATAGCACGTGACCCGCGGGATTCCGACGATTAAGGAGCCCGGCGTTGGAGTGGTCACGAATCAGGGGGGTTGTGAGTTGGCAGCAATAAGAGAATCCGTCTTTTCCGAGTTCGCTTGGAAATTTGTTGAGCGTGGCATCAGTGTGGTGCCTATTGCTCCCGGGACCAAGCGCCCAGGCCAGTGGTCAGAGCATCGAGGCTGGGAGGGAATGTCGGACTGGACCAGATTCGGTAGTCGATTTCCAACCGATCTTGAGTTGGAAATTTGGTCAGGGTGGCCCGACGCCGGGGTCGGCGTGGTGCTCGGGGAGCTTTCCCGGCTTGTGGGCATCGACAAGGATTACGACCTTCCGAACGGTAGTGACGCCCTCACGAACCTGATTCCATGGAGCCCCGTGGCCAAGAAAGGCGAGAAGGGGTGGCTGCGGTTTTTCTTGTACAACGGCGAGAAGTCGCGCTCGTTCGATGTTAACGGCGTGCGCGTGCTGGACATTCTGTCCGACGGGCGGCAAACCTTGGTACCCCCGACCGGGCATCCCTCCGGGTGCTCGTATGTGTGGATCACGCCCGATGCTCTTGACACCATTGTCAACGTCACGGACCTGCCCAAGCTGCCCGACGATTTTATTGAGCAGGTAGAGCGGGTATTGATTCCCTATCAAACCGAGGCGGACAGGAAGTACCAGCGCAAAGCGCCCTCGCACCGTGATGAGGGCAAGATCAACACGGACTTATCCATTCAGGCGCAATACTTCAAAGACCTGAACCGGCAAGCTTTGGAACGACTGGACGAATGGGTGCCCAAGATCGTGCCGTCCGCGCGCAAGGAGCGTAACGGGTGGCGGTGCGTGGCCACGTGGCGCCAAGCGCAGAACCCAAACGTCGGGATTGATCCCAACGGTATCCGTGATTGGGGCGGCAACTACGGAATGACCGCGATTGATCTGGTCATGTATTCCAACGGCCTGCCGTTCGGTAAGGCGGCCGAAAGCCTGCGCTCTTGCTTGTCCATGAATGAGCCGGAGCCGATCGTGCTCAACGTCGGGACGGGCGCCGTGACCGCGGCGCCAGCGCCTCGCGTTGCCGCGCCGTTGGTGTTGCCGTGGCACAAACCGCCCCCACCCCCGGTCATGCTTCCGCCCAAAACCAGCCTGGAGCCGGCCCCGGCGTTGCCCAACTTCATCAACAACCCTCCGGGCATCCTCGGGGAAATTGCCCGATGGATCACAGAAACGGCGCCCAAGGCGCAGCCGGAGCTATCCGTGGCTGCGGCCATTGCCCTGTGCTCGGTCATCATGGGCCGCACCTATCGTAGCCAGTTTGGCAACTGGACTAGCCTGTACGTTGTGATGGTGGCCAAGTCCACCGAGGGCAAAGAGCACCCGCAACAGTGCGTGGAAAAGGTATTGACCGCTGCGCACCTGGAAAAGTTGATTGGTGGATCTGGCTACACGTCGTCCGGCGCGGTGTACTCAGCTCTGCTTAAGTCGCCGGCCCACATTGCCACCATTGATGAGATTGGCAAGCTCCTGAAAATGTCGCGGGCCAAGGGTAACGCGCACGCTGAGGCCGCCTTGGACAAGCTTGTCGAGGCGTTTGGCCGCCAGGATGGGATTCTTCGGCCGCCGACCTACTCCACCATGACCCTTAAAGATCACCAAAAACCGGCAGAGCGGGTCATTCACAACCCCGCTATAACCATGCTCGGGGCCACTACGCCCGGCACCTTTTACGAAAACCTGACCACCGATCTGGTCAAGGATGGGTTTCTTGGCCGTTGCATCGTGGTCGAATCGCAGCAACCTCGCCAGCTCACCCGGTTTGTGGACCGCACGCCACCGCCGGATCACATCATCGAATGGTGCAATGCCGTTCACGTGTCCGGGGCGGCAGAGGGCAATCTGTCTGACGTGATGGTGTGCGATGTTCCAACGGACCCGATCAAACTTCCGTTTTGTGACTCGTGCCGGTCGCTCATGGAAGCGTTCGAGGCGGAATTGAATGAATCCAAGACGGCGGGCGAGGGCGAAGGATTGGATGTTTTGCTTGGCCGGAGTCTGGAAAAGTCGCTCAAGCTGGCCATGATCGCGGCCAAGGCAGAGGACCCGGCGGCGCGCGAGGTGCGGGCGTCGCACCTGGAGTGGGCCATATCCTACGTGCGCCATTACGACAATCAGCTATTGCGCGCCGTGCGCCGCAATCGCGTGGAGAGCGTGACTGATGGGGACATGAAACGGGCAATCGAGTTCATCCGGCACGCCAAGAAGTACAGTAAGGACTCTAAGTTTGGCGAGGCGTGCGCGGCTGGGGCTATGCCGCACAGCAAACTGTTAAAGCTCATGAAGATGCCGGCCAAACAGTTCACCGAACTCATGGACACGGCCGTCGAATCGGGTGTGCTCACAAAATCGCCCGCCGCGCAGTTCAATGCGGGCGGGGCGTTTGTTTATTGGCTAGGTGACGTTGATTGAGGGGCGGGCTTGCGCGGCCTTTTCACTCCGCGCGGGTAACAACGCTTGTTTTTTGATCCAACCGGGCGCCCGCGCCCGCGTTTGACCCCTTCGTAGATTTTCCCCCGTGCGCCTGGGGACACTATGTAATCGCACCCGATCCGCCAGCGCCCACCCACCCTGATCGCCGGGAATATCCAATCATCGCGGCACCAGTGAGACACGTGAAGCTCTGACACCCCCTCAAGCGCGGCGACCTCGCGCGTTGTCAGAAATGCGCCGTAAATCTTGGGGGTAAAAAGTTCGGACGGTTTCTTTCTAGGTTTGCGTTTTGCCATTTTTAGATTGCAGCTCTTGAGTTAGTTTATATGCGACCGCCCGCACGTCGGCAGAATGAAACAGCTTGCCGGCTTTCGCGTATTGATCGCTCAAAGCGAGCAAGTCGCCAATTACTTCCTCTCGGACTATTTGAAGCATGGCTTTGGTGTTTTCGCGGTCGCGCTCTATGTCGTCAATCACGATGGATACCTCCAACTACTAGGCACTGCTTAATAAAAGCAAGTTTGTTGCGGGCGTCCGTAAGGGCGGCTCTCAAATCGTCAATCTCCGACTGCATCCGCGC